GGACTCGCTCTTAATCTTCGTGCTTACGACTTTGTATCTCAAGAAATTCGTGCAGCAGAGGATCCAGAGTTTGAGACTTTCTATACCAAGAATATTCTTCTGAATGAAGGACTTCGTGCTTGGATGGCACCTGCCGACCAACCACATGAGAACTTTGTATTTCCTGAAGAAGTTCTTCCTAGAGGCAACGCACTGTGATTCAATTCGCACTAGGATTAGTCATCGGGTATTTTCTTACCCGACTTGTTATCACTACCTATAAAACGTCTAGAGTTTTATATGAAAACTTTAGGCACATGGGGTAAATAGATGAATCACTATCTTATGTTCGTATATGGTGTATGCTTCTCTCTCATCGCAGGTGCTGCCTTCGCGATGATGTGGGCAAATATTATGTCAATTAATATGAAACCCAAAGTGACAAAACAAAAACATCCTGAAGCACCTGAAGCAGGTGAAGAAGTGATGTATGTTGATTTGACAAGAGAAAGGTTGGAAGACCTTTACAACGAAGACAAAAAGTGATATATAAAGGGCGTATCAATCGCCCTTTTTTAATGAAGATTTTTCTAGACACAGCTGATACTAATATTATCAAAGAATATTTTGAGACGGGGTTAGTGGATGGTGTGACAACCAACCCAACTCTGATCATGAAGAGCGGTAGAAATCCAGAAGAGGTATATCAGGAGATCAAAGATATTGGAGTAGAAGATATCAGTATGGAGGTGATGGGCACCGCTGCTGAGATGTATCATGAAGGACGTAGACTTAACTTAAAGTTTGGTGATGTTGCTACCATCAAAGTCCCTTGCACCAGAGATGGTCTGAGTGTCTGTAAGGCACTTTCAGATGAAGATATCAAGGTCAACGTCACACTCATCTTCTGTGCTGCTCAGGCAGTCCTAGCAGCAAAGGCAGGGGCAACATATGTCTCTCCCTTTGTAGGACGCTTAGACGACCAGTCAGTAGCAGGTCTGGAGGTTGTCAGATCCATCTCTGAGTTGTATCGTATCCATGGCATCAGAACTCAGGTTCTGTCAGCATCAATTCGCAACGTGCAACGTGCCATCAGGTCATGGTATAATGGTGCTGAGATCTGCACGATGCCACCCAAAGTATTCGATCAGATGTATGATCATATCCTTACCGATAAAGGTATGGAAATTTTTGAAAACGATTGGAAAGGAGTACAAAAATGATTTTTGAAGTTTATTCTCGTGATGGTTGCCCCTATTGCACCAAGGTGATACAGGTGTTACAGTTAGCGGAGTTGAAATTTGTAGAACAAAAACTTGGTAGAGACTTTACTCGTCAAGAGTTTTATGATCAGTTTGGTCCAGGTTCAACTTTCCCTAGGGTTAAATATGAAAATAGACTCCTTGGTGGATGCACCGAAACAGTCCAGTATTTAAGAGAGCAGAAATTAGTCTAATGGAACAGAACCTCAGCGACATCTTCGATCTAGTGGAACATGCTATTGACTATGCCTTTGAGGGACAAATGAATTTAAAATTCTACGACTTCTTAAAAGACAACAAAACTAAAAAACACGAAGTTGATACTTTTATCAAAAGCACAACTGCTGCTGAACTCAATGATCTTACACAAGAACTTGAAGAATATATTAGAGGTGGTGCTGATAATGAGCATAAACAACTTCGTGAGGGTTATGGTCACATTCCTAAACCCCAAGCAAGAAAAATTAAAAATTATTTGTATGGCATCTTAGAAGATGCATGGAGGTATAGTAGTGACCGAAGACCTGGAAGACGAAAAAAGCATTCTAAATAAATCAGATCCCCATATTAATCGTGGGGTAGAGTTGCTTCTACGCAACAGGAGGGCAAAACCAGAACAACCAAAAACTTTTCAGGTAAAGTTTGGTAAGATGGTCTCCCTCTTCCGAAGAGAGATTGTATTCCATTTAAACTTTTACCTGGATATCAGGAAAAAATAATCTCTGGAGTAGAAAATGTTAGCAGTAACTCTTACGATTGGAACACTAGTTTCCATCATGTTCTTTTTTGTTGGAGGTGTGGTAGGATGGCTCGCAAAGGAACATCAATTCCAAACCCAACCCGTTTACACACATCCAGAGATGTTTGATGCGAACGGAAATGTTTTACCTGACGAAATTTTAGCAGTACGATTTGAAAACGATTATGAGTCCAACGAAGACGATGACGAAAGTTAAACTTCCTCCAAATCCTTTTATTCATGAAATCCTTGAACTTGCAAGTAAGCAACGTTCTAAGGCAAAGAAGATTGAGATTCTAAAAGAGTATGAAAATGATGCTCTAAAAACTATCTTTATCTGGAACTTTGACGATACGGTGATCTCAGTTGTCCCTGAAGGTGAAGTGCCATTTAAAAAGAATGAAGTCCCTGTAGGAACTGATCATACTTCTTTGCGACGTGAGCACAAGAATCTCTATCACTTTGTCAAGGGTGGTAATGATACTCTCTCTACCATTCGTAGAGAGACCATGTTCATTCAGTTGCTTGAGGGATTACATCCTGAAGAGGCAGAGATTATTTGCTTAACAAAAGATAAAATCTTGCAATCTAAATATAAGATAACTTATGATTTAGTCAAAGAAGCTTATCCAGATATCCAGTGGGGAGGTCGCTCATGACGGTTGAGGTAGCCGAACAACAGCAAGAGGAAATGACTAGTCAAAGTCAAGATGGTAAAGTAATCAATCAGTCTGACTATGGGTGTCAAATCCTTTTGGAAAAAACCTCTATCGAAGCAGCAAACGATAAATCTTTTCCAACAGATGCTAGATTGATTTGGTACGTTGTTGATGGGGTTGAGTATGTGGACCTTACCCGTTGTGGTAAGGTCTCCAAGATGTTTGACTTATACTATGATAAGTATGGGAAAGGAAGTGTACAAAGAATAGATTTTGGTTATGGATCTGTAAATCCAAAACTATGGGGAGTTAAACCTAAGAAAGACAAGAAGAAAAAATGAACGAAGAGGATCTTAAAGAACAAATTAATTCCCTGATCCGCGACGAAATTCAAGATGTCATCAACGATTATGTTGATGAAAAGGAAGATCAAACAAAAGGTGGTCTTGGTTTCGTTCGTACCGATGAAGAGAAGCAATTAAAAGTAAACGTTTCTCAAAAAGAAATTGATAAGATCATCAAGGAATATAAACGCATCAAGAAAGGTGAAAGGTCTAATCTATCTCATATTAAAAAGTTAGGATTAGTCGATAAACACGGTAACCCGTTAAAATAAATACACCAGCAGGAGTGTAGCGTATGCTTTCTACCCAATACCGATTGCGTTTAGAGGCAATTTGTGAAAGGATTGTTTCAGGTCAAGAGGTATCCTTAGACGATATGATTTGGGCCAACAAACTAGCAAAGGCAAACGCATCTGCTGCAGAGATTTTGAGAAAGGCAAGGAGAACTGCTGCTAATCCTGATATTCAGGAGGGTGGTCTAGATGATTTTATGATTCAGATGGGACTGGGGGATCCTGACCCATCTAATCATAGAAAGGGATTCCAAAATACTGATGATATTGCAGAGTGGTTTCATCAAGAAAAAACTGATGATTGGAGGCAACGTGACTGAAAAGATTACTCCTGAGACATATGAAAAGATGAATAAAGAGTTTGAAGAACAAGGTCTTGCTTTCCGAATTAAAGTCCCTACTCAAGAAGAAATTGATAAGTGGAGGCAACGTGACTGAGAAAGAAATTTCATGGTGGAAACTGCATGAAGTTGCAGATGAACTAAATGGCATGTTGAGACACATCACCTGCGTCGATAGTAATGGTCGAAAGTACAAAAGAATTGTTATTGAGTACGAGGAAAATGACAACAGCAGTAATCTATAGTAACGGTAGTCAAGAGTGCGAACGTATTGCTCAATTACTTAAATCTATTGGAGGTGAGTTTTTAGAATACAAACTCAATAAACATTTCACACAGAGGGCATTTGAGCAAGAGTTTGGTGACGAAGCCACCTATCCTCAAGTTGCCATAGGGATGAGACACATCGGTAGTATGAAGGAAACTCTTCAATACTGTAAGGATCATGGCATGTTTCTATAGAAATAATTAAATTGTATCACAAGTTACAAAACTACTTGACTAGATAGTTCATAGAGTCTATAATAGACTCATCGTTCATCCCATTTTTTGGGACGCAAGTAAGTCGCGGAACGGATCGTTCATCCGTCCTCGGACGGACGCAAACGACTGAAGGAACGGGAGACTTAAAACCTCACCCCAACTTCAGGAGAAGACTCATGAACACACTTAATCTCATCCGAAAGCAGATTCAAAAAGCATCTGCTCTTCATGACGCTCAGATCGCACACACCGCATATCGTGGTGTTGTGACAAAGGTCACGAACGTCAAACCAAGTGAAGTGCATGGTAAGTACACTTATCGTGGACAAAGTTATAAAAAGTGATTGACTTACACATTTAGTATGATATAATGGGGGGGTTACCTCCCATTTTTTTATGGAAAGAGAAAGACTTAAGTTGATAGTTAGAAACTTAAAACTACTTGTCGATGCTCTTGAATCAGAGGTATTCTCTGATGTTGATGCATACAAGCAGGAATCAAATACCATCACAGATTACGACGAAGTTTATGACGAAGGAGACGATGACGGATACCCCGATTAAATTGATTAGTGTCACACCTGACGCTGAAAAACACATGGCATATTGTGCCCGTGTGAGTAATCCAGCAAACCAAGAGAATGAAAAGTTCTCTGGACTCCTAAAATATTGTGTCAAGCATCAGCACTGGAGTATCTTTGAGCAGGCATATATGACCCTGGAGATCAATACCACCAGGGGAATCGCAGCCCAAATTTTGAGGCATAGATCATTTACATATCAAGAATTTTCACAACGCTATGCTGATTCCTCCTTACTCGCGGAGACGATCCCTCTCCCAGAACTCCGCAGGCAAGACACCAAGAATCGTCAAAACTCTATCGATGATATTGATGATTTTACGCGGCAAGATTTTGAACTTAAAATGAGAAGACACTTTGTAGATAGTATGAA